GCAGCTAAGCGTGGTCTGGACTGCGAGAAGAGCTGTCCTAAGATTTTCGAGCGTTATCTCGACCCTGCCACTATCAAGATGTTCGAGGATATGGGCGTCATGAAGAAGAACGAGTTGGAAGCCCGTAACGAGGTGAAATGGGAGACCTACACCAAGAAGATTCAGATTGAGGCTCGTGTAATGGGCGACTTGAGCATGAACCACATCATCCCAGTGGCTACTCACTATCAGAGCCAGTTGGCTAAGAATGTGGAGAATATGATTGATATCTTCGGCGACGAGGAAGGCAAGAAGTTGACAGCCCGCAACATCAATATCATCAAGAAGATTGCCGAGCGCACTCAGATTATCGAGACCGGTGTTGAGGAGTTGGTAAATGCCCGCAAGGTTGCCAACAAGATTGAGAATGAGCACGATAAGGCGATAGCTTATCATGACACGGTAGCTCCAAAGATGGAAGAGATCCGTTATCAGATTGACAAGTTGGAGTTGGCTGTAGCCGATGAGCTCTGGACCTTGCCTAAGTATCGTGAACTCCTGTTCATCCGCTAATCAGCAATGTCTTCCAACATAAGACATATTTCTGACAGATAAAAAAACAAAGCTCTAACAAGAGCTACTCTTCATCAGATATAACAATTGAACGATCAATCTATTTCTTTTATTGGTTGTTTAAGTTTGCAGGCTGCATCATTGTGAAATGGTGTAGCCTTTTTAATTACCTATATATCAATACTTTACAACCAAACTTAATAAAACAAGAACTTATTGATTTACAGGATTAGTAACACTATAGTAACAATACCCAAATAAAAAGCCCATCTTTGCACTTGTTGGTAACAAAAATACTGCATGGCAATATTGCAAAGATGGGTTTACGATGCAAAGATAATCATTTATTCTTTAACCACCAAGTTTTTAAGAGAATATTTAAAAAGTAATTTCTACTTGTCGCTACCTACCGGAATACAAAAAAAATGGTGTCCACCTAATGGACACCACTTAGTTAAACTTAATCGGGATTTTATTATATGAATATGTAAAAGAAAAACTCTCACAAATAAGGGGTGAAACCAACTAATAGTAAACACCCCTTTTTTATGGTGAAGCATAGGAACTCTAAATATGGCTAGAATTAAGATTTTAAAACCCACGCTTGGGGAAAAACATATAAGAGAGAGAGTCCTATCACTCCACCTATATCTCATGAAAACCTACCTTACTTCTTCTTTCTTCCTTGGAACTGTCTTCGTATTCTTTCTGTAGGATTCTGAGCTGCTTTTGCACCCAATATCTTCATATTGTTACCAAATTGGTTTCCGTTAGCCTTGCCACCACCATAGGTTATTGAACCATCCTTATGGTATTTCACATAGCCAGCATATTCCCATCGTCCACCTATCCATCTTTGCGCCTCGCCCATAATTACTCCTTTCTTCTTTAACTGATTATTTCAAATTTGTACCTAATACCTCACCTAAAGCAAACCAAAACCAGCAAGGGCGTTCCTTTTCGTTTTTAGCTTCCTTTTCAGCCAAAGCTTCATCCCACTCATGGCAATTGTAGGTTTCTTGCAAAAACTCAATATCTCTTGGAATAAGAGCCATTATCTCATTTGCCGTGCATTCTACATCCATATACCAATTATTAGCATAGTTATGAAAATGGATTGCCCTTACAATTCTCAAAGGCTCAACAAAACCTTTCTCCAATGCTTGCTGCACTTCTTTATCATCCTTATGCTTATCTAAAAAATCAAGCACTTTCTTATCATAAAGTCGGCTGCTGAACTGGTGTGTACACTGTCTAAATTCCACAGTCTTCTTACCCTCAAGAATCTCTAAAGCATACTTCTTGCACATAACAAGGTTTAGAACCTCAATATCCTCAGCCGTAGGACAATCCGGATAACGCTCTAGAAACTTCATTTTTTCTTCATCCCATGTCATAGCATTCATATTTTATATGTTATTTTTTCAACTGCAAAGATACAACTTTTTCTTCTGATTACCAAATATTTAGCAATAAAATATTGATGAGTTTTCCACATTTTTGTTGTAAACTAGAACCTTGGTTTGCTCGCTCCCCTATTTGGGGGTATGAACAAAGCTACATTCTTATAGAAACAGCCTTGGAACACCCATAAAACAATACTCTCAGCCAATTTTATAGCGTGCAAATCAAAAAGTATAAAAGCAAGCCCCATCCGCTAAAGTCACGAGTGCGGACAGGGCTTGTGGCAATTCTCCACGCTTGGAGAAAATGAAAAGTATAAAAACATAGTATATCTTTGGGCTTTGGGTGGTGGTCTAATGGGAGTTTATATTTCTGTCGTGTCCTTCTCACGACTTACCACCTTATGCCCTTATATCTTTATATTACCATAGCTAGCATATTCTTAGATTGCATCTGAATCCATTGGCAACCATTCTTTCTAAAAAAGATGTCTGAATCGAACCGCTTACCATCCACAATGATGTGACTACCTTTGCCCTCAAACTTGTGGTTTCTTGTCAAAGGCACTAACAGGTACACCTCCATATTCTCTTTGTTAAGCACCAAGGTTAAATCAGTACCTAATACATGTGAAATAGTTTCACGCTTATTGTCATCCAACACGCCAAACTTATCATTGTAGCTCACATAAAGAGCATCCATCAAATTCTTATCCATATCGTTTCTAACTTTAAATCCAAAATATAATATTTATGCAGTTTAACGTGTGCGCTCACTTATCTAACTCTTAGGCAGCAACCTTGATAAAGTTAAAGAACTTCATTTGTCGCCAAGCCTTTTTCTCAATGTCCCAATACTTAACGCAGTCCTTGCAAGCATATCCCTTGCCATTTGGAGTGTAGTCTATCAAAGACTCCTGCAAAGTACCGAATGCCTGACGGATTGAGCCATCCACCTTCTGAAAGTAAAACTCGACAACTCTCTTCTTCATTGCCAGCTTCAACTTCAACACTGCCCAAGCTTGCTTCAAGCACTCTGACCAGCTCATTGTTGCTGATTTCAACTCAAAGGCTCTGTGTGCCATTGCCATCACCTCTCTCATCATATTCTTAAAAGAATTAGCCATAATCAACTAAACGGTTTTACGAGTGCCACTCGGCTGCATAGCAGCATCTAATAGTTAAACTTTAAAGCCTTTATCTCTTAAAGACATTGCAAAGATAAGCATTTTCTTTCAAACAACAAAGCAAATACTTTGTTTTTTAGTTTATTTTTAAAGTTTCTGCTTTGTTTTTAAATCTATTAACAAAGTAAATGCTTTGTTTTACTCGTTTCTTATTATCTTTGCACAAAAATTCAACAGATATGAAACATTTAGATATTAAACGAGCCTTAAATATAAAAGGCTTAACTATTAAAGAACTAGCAGAAAGATTAGGTGTTACTTACAATGGTGCTCGCCTTTTAGTTGTAAATGCACAAACTTTGGCATCTCTTGAAAAGATAGCCTCAGCAATTGGCATTGACATAACAGACTTATTCTTTTCAGATGAAGAGGATAGCAACAAAGAAGAAAACAAACCTATATCTTTTAGTTGCCCATATTGTGGCAAGCCATTAAACCTACATATAAATAAGTAATATGAGGAACATTCCTTGCAAGTATTACAAGTATTAATAATTAAAATAATAAGAATATGAAGAAGTTTTTATTTATGTTTGCCCTAATATTCGTTTTGACGATTGGGCTAACATCATGCTCTAGCAACGATGATGATGAATATCCAAAGAAAGAGCAAGTTACTACAGAAACGCTAGATAATACTATTTGGTACAGCAAAGGAGTTAACGGCATTATTGGATTTAAGAGCAACAAAGTAGCTTACCGCACTTATAACTCTTTTGGTGGATTCAATCCAAAGCATATAGGAACGTATTCTGTAAAAGACGGAATCTTGTCCATAAAGCTAGATGGAGAAACAGAAGTTAAGACATTTGATGTTCTTTTTAATACTAAATCTGAATATTCAGAAAGACTTTTATTCATTTCATTAGATAAAGAAATATATGAAGACTTTCCTTATGGTGAATGTTATGTAGAAGATAATAACCAATGGAAATATTTATTTGAATAAAAAAAAACGGCAACCAAAGCAGATTTGCGTCCGTTCCATAGTCCAACTTTGATTTGTGGTTGCATCAAGTTAAGAAAGAGGACGGAGCAATTTTGCGCTGTCCTCTTCTTTCAACGAGCTAGAAAACAAGCCCGATGGTTTTCGCCCAAATGGGGGGAAACTATGTAACATCTTGATTTTCAACGATAACCGATTTTTAGGCTCTCGTACTAACTTTTTGGGGTAACGCTTGATAATCAACGAGAAAGCAATTTTGCGCCCTCGTACTAGCCCAAATCTGGACTCGTTGAAAGTGTTCCTATCAAGTTTATAACTATCTAGTTAAAAACCCCTTGTGGATAACCTGAGCGGAACAATGTTCCTACCCTTAATCGGTTTTTGACAATTCTGTCTAAAACCTACAAAATGGGGTGTCCTCAAAATTGTGGAGACCTCTTTTAATAAACAATAAGGTGAGATTTTTACACCTTTTTAATCGCTGAGGCTACCAAATACACCAATTTTGGGGTATTATCATTTTTGAAGACACCCCTTTTCTATCATCCTTGCAACATCTTCTTAAGTTTGCTAGCAATCAAACGTATATGTCTACTATCTTAGTAATTATTATCTTTTATTCACGCTTATTCGTCAACGCTAAAGGGTTTCCATCCTAGGAACACCTAATACAAACTTTGTTTGGGGCAGTTTTGCCAATTTTGGCAAGTCTAAGGGGTGTAGCCTGTAGCGACACCCCTGCTTACTGATAAATAATATAGACTAATAGGATTTTTATATCTTTGCCTATTGTTGACACTTTTTGTCAATTTCCATACACTTATTATGAATACATTTTATAGAGATTTGCCCTGCATACGTTTTTCACAACTTTAGGAAAAACCTTGTCATTTGCTTTCAATGGGGTAAATGATGCTTAACCCCTCATCTAATAATTTTATTAAACGAGCATCTTCTTACTTCTTCATTTGACAAATTTAGCAAATGAACCCTCGGGGAAATTTTTCCCTTAGCTACTTTCAAGGTGTGGGCGATGATTTGCGCTTACATACTTCAAGGTGTGGAGGACTTGCATCTGCGCTTAGTGCATTCCACCACACCTTTGTATTACAACCTATCCACCTTATCCGCTATGCGGTCTATCCTTTCAAATGCTCTCAACATAGGCTTATGCCAACGCTCTTGTCGCTCATCTATCGACTGCAAGTACATCAGACTTTGTGCAAGGATAGTTCTACCCTCATCAACGGCTACCCAAATGTTACCTACGTTACCCATAATGGTATTCACGCTAACCGTTAGCAAGCTATCTCCTTTATCACCTTTCAAGGACACAAGCTGGTCCATCTTCTGATTGATTTCCTTGGCTTGCTCCAAAGTCCCCTCTGTGGCACTTTGTACGGCTGTGAATCTTCCGTTTAGTTCTTCTCCTGTGTCTTGGCTCATTGACTCAAAAGAACCGGAAGAAGCAGACTGAGAAAAATTGTCTTTCCACCCCAAAGCATCCTTTAAAGAATCTCTTTCATCCAAAGCATCCTTAGAGATTGCCATATATTTCTGTTTCAACTTCTCTTGTGCCTTATATAGCTCTTCTTTGGTTAAATTCTTATTCTCAAATGTAGATGAGAAAGTCTTGTACCAGTCTTGCAATCTTTTCTTGTACTTATCAACCATCAAAGAATTAATAATAGCACTTGCCATCTTCTTTTGGAAACTATCAGCAAAATCGGTTGAATCAGAATCCATATTCTCCAACATGCTCTTGAAATCACTCTCAACACTATCAAAAGATATTGAAGTAAGTTTCTCTCGATAGGTATCTTCCAATTGTTCCAGCTGCTTATAATATTCTAGATAAGCATCCATATACTGGCTTGCATTCTTATAGCCATTATCGCCATATTGCTTTATCTTATCGTATTGAGTGGCTGCATAAGCGGCTACGTTAGTCATCTGTTCACTTGTTAAGTTCCAAAAATCTGATGCACCACGTACTGCAACACCAGCAGCCTTACTTACCTTATCCCAATCCTCAGAAGACATTGCATCATTTATCTTCTTGTTGGAAGAGTGTTCGCCATCCGTATAAGCCTTGTACCAATGCCCACTTGTGTAAGCAGCACCACTTCTATACATTGACTCTTGTGTATTCTTGATTTGGTCTTGTATAGCCGCCTTTTGCTTTTCATAAGACGTGGTTATATCTTGCATGGAACTAGCCTCATCCATCTTGTCAGCCAAAGCGTCAATACTTGTTTTCAAGTTATTGTTACTCTCGGATAGCCTAGATAAATCTTTTTCAAGGTTCTTATCGCTAGAGCCATCACCTAACCAACTAGACAAGCCACCAAAGGTAACTGTATTAAGGATATTGCCCACACCTTCCAAAAGTGAACCACCGATTTGCTCCACAAACTTTCCGGTTAGAATATTCTTCAAGATACCATTAACGGCATTGAGGATTGCATCTATTACATTTGCTACCAATGAACCAATACCATCTTTCAATATATCAAGAATAGACAATATCGCTGATATGATTTGCCCGATGTATCCACCTGATTGTAATTTATCTGCCAACTTTGAAACCGACTTGTTTAAAGTCTTTCCTAAGTCCAGCTTAGATAATCCTAGTACCGTGTTGGTCAATCCCGACATTAAGCCACTTAACGACCCACCACTAAACTCTTTCAATCCAGATGCAACCTCATTCAATCCGTCAAGCGTACCTTGTGAACTTTCCTTGTATTCAACCCCTTTAGCTTTAACGGTCTTAACCATTTCCTCAGAAGTCTTCTTTGCACTATCATATATAGCCTTTGCAGAATCCAATGTTTGACTTGCACCCTTAATTTGTGCCTTATCTCCGATCTTCAAGGCTTTCTCATAAGAATCCTGTGCCACTTGCAAGTTATCAAACGCTATTTTTTCCCTAAGTCCAGCCGCTTGCATCTCCTTGAAAGCGTTTCCCAAATCCTCGCTTTGTTTCTTCAGCTTGGAAAGGTTCAAAGTACCCTCATGGTCACCCGTCAATGCACCACGCATCTTGTCGATTGCCTCATAAATTACCTTTTGCTCGGTTGCATCTTTCTTCTTGAAATCATCGCTCTTGGTGTATTCTTTCAAGCCTTGGAACGTTTCCTTCAGCTGCTCTTGCAATGAACCAATCATAGAACCAAACACGCTTTGCCAATCAATCTGAGACTGCAAGGCACTTGTATTTACATCACTTATCGCCTTGGACTTCTCTTTTTCAAGACTAGCCTTTTTGTAGGTGTCTGTCTCTAGATTAATCTTCTCGTCATACTCCTTGGCTATTGCATATTTCTTTTCTTGGAATGTACCATAAGCCTTTAAGTAATCAAGCATGGCTTGTGCTTGCTCCTTTTGGGTCTTTCTATTGGACTCTGTTACGGCACTTTCCTCAATGATGGTGTATTGCTTTTCAATCTTCTTGATTGGCTCTTGGTCTAGCATCTTATCATCCCATTGCTGAGGCTTGCCACCTTGTTCCTTAACAATAGCCTCCTTTGCATCAAACTCGGCTTTTTGGCGGTCACGCTCTGCCTTGATAGCGGCATTCTTCTCCGTTTCTATCTGTTCAATTTCCTTTTCCAATGCCCTTTTGCGCTCGGCTATAACCTTTTCCTCACCATCCTGCATAGCCTTGATTCTTGCATCGGTCACTTTCTCCTCTATGGATTGCATAGCCTTGGAACGCTCATACTCGTTTTTATAGATAGCCTCAGCCAACTTACCTTCAGCACTCTCTATATTGTTTTGCTTGGTTGCATTCTTCTTAGCCTCAGCAGCCGCTTTCTTCTCTGCATTCTTGGCGGCTTTGTCCATACTTCTTTGATTGGATGCCTCCATACGTGTGAGCATTCTTGTGCTTGCTGCCTGTTGTGCTTGTGTGGATAAGACTTCTATATGTAATTCTCTTTCACGTTTGAGATCTGCCAATGATGATGTATGTAAGGCATTACGTTTCTTTTGTAACTCATACAACTCCGTCTGCGCCTTAATCTGACTATCATACTTTTGCTTTAACAAAGCCTTTGTTTCAGCAATCGCTTCTTGTTTGGCTTTGCCTGTCAAATTATAAATTTTCTCTCGCTTTTCCGCTATGGTCTTCTCCAGCTTGGCTTGTTCTTCTTTGGCTTTACCTAATGCAATATTGGCTTGCAGGTCTTGCTCGGCTATCTTGGCTGCTTGCTCTGCCTTTGGCAACAAGTCGGACAATGCTTTTCCAATAGCACTACCCAGCTTGTCATTTGTAAACATGTCGTAGACGGTTTTAACACTTCCAACAATGCCCTTGACTTGTGTCTGCACAGCCATAATTGCCGTTTTTCCGGCTTTTATCAAGCCATCAGCCACTTGTGAAAGTCCATCGGTGAAAGTGTCCCAATCAAGCTGAAAAATACCTTTTAGGGTTGTTCCAAGACCTTTGAGAAGCGTATAGCCTGTTTTAACGGCACTTATAAATGTGTTTTTAAATGATAAGCCAAAATCTCGTAATGGGCCTTTTGCATCGGCAAAGCAATGATAAAGATAGCTACCTAGCATAACCACAATATCGGTTAAGGATGCCATCAGTGAACCCATATAAGCAGAAATCTTGGTAAATACCTTTTGTCCTTCTGCCGACTTTGTGAACCACGCATAAACCGCTTGAAGTCCAACCGCCACGGCTGCAAGAACCGCTCCTATTGGTGTGGCACACATCGCCCACAATGCCTTTGTCATAGCACCAATACTACCAATAACGTTTCCTAATGGCAAAGGTAAGCCATTTAAAGCAGTCTTTAGGTTGCCTATGGATGATTGGAACTTACCTCCACCTGTGGCAAAGTCCAACATTTTATCTTTTGCCGCTCCTATCCGCTCACCAACTGAAGAAAAGGCATTACCCAACCTATCCAAACCAATTTTATCCGACAAGTTAGATAGACTTCCTGAGATAGAACTTCCCACCTCGCTAGCCTTGGATTTTATTGCTTCAAACTTGCTAGATATTGTTTCATGTAATGAAGAGAAAGCATCACTTACCTTTTGCTTGATTAGCTGAGCCTCATCAATGATATTTCCAAAGAAGCTACCCCCTTTCTCCGTCATGCTTAATGATGATTGAACATCAGCCAAACCACGCATAGCGTTCTTTGCGTTCTCGCTTTGTTGTTGCAAGCCTACAAGGTTATTCTTGGCAGCATTCAATTCATTGCTAAGGACGTTGATTTGTTCTGATATAGCTTGTACGGCTGCTGAATTGTTGGTAGCTTGTGCCGCTTGCAATTGCTCTTGTAATGTAGCCAACTGGTCTTCTAAACCAGCTATAGCCTCTTTTTGAAGTTCTATGGCGGCATTTGATTGTCCACTTGCATAGTTGAGACTTTCAGCGTATTGGCTTGCTTTCTCCTTTAACTCATCAAATACCTTGCCATAAGATGAGGAGTCCATTTCACTTGAACTAAGTCTCAATGAAGCGGACATTGTTTCAATTTCTTGCTTTAATTGCTCTGCCCATGCGGAATTGCTTTGTGAAGATTGGCTCAACTCATTTATACTATCCTTAACTCCGGTAATAGCCAACTTTTGGGACTCAAACTTTTGATTCAAGCCATCAATGTTATACAATGAACTCTTCCACTCCTCAATCTTGGCGGTTATTGCCGTGAACTCATTGGACTCCGCTTTTGTGACTTCTGCCTGTGCCTTTTGCTCTTCATTTAAGTTAGCCAATTGCAACTTTGCTCTTTGCAACTCAATTTGGTAAGATTGCAATGCCCTTGTTTGCTCATCTACTTCTTGCTTGGAACTGGTTATAGCCTCGTCTATGCTTCCGGTTGTTTTTTCACCATATTTTTTGGCATTAGCCTCCTTTTGTGCCGTCAAGTCCGCTACATCATTCTTTGCAAATTGTATGGATTCTTTAGTATCAACAATCTTTTCTTGCAACTCGGAAATCCTTTGCTTAATAGCTGCAATCTGGTCTTCATAGCTTTTGAAAGGTTGCCCATCTTGTAGGCTTTGTGATACGTTCTTTAGAGCATCAGCCTCAGTATTTACTTGTTCCACAACCTTTGCATGAGCTGCAACCTCATCGTTAATGCCCTTTGTATTTACTATATCTGAAAAGACACCTTTTATTTGAACCAAAGATTCTCCTTGTGAAATTGTGTCCTGTAATTCTGCATTTGCCTTTTGTGCCAATGCTATCAAATCATTATACAACTCTCTAAGTTTCTCCAAATAAGAAATCTTTTCCGAGATTGCATGAGAAAGGCTGTTACCTGCTTCTATATCAAGATTTCCGCTTGATAACTTGGATTGCATCTTATCTACTTCAGAAGAAACCTCACCAATCTTGGTCTTGGTCTCTTCTGCCTTGCCAATAAAGTCTTGTACCAAATCTTTTGAAGACAATATCTTTTCACCAAACATCTTCATTGCAAAGTTATAGCGTGAAATCTCTTCTGATAATTCTTTAACCTTTTGGCTTTGTTTCTGATAAGCATTTGTAAGCGATTCCACAACCTCTTTAGAAGTATACCGGTTCGTCTTCAACATTTCTTCTCTAAGTCTTGCCAACTCTTGTCGAGCCTTGATTACCTCATCAAATCGGGCTTTTACATTGAATGTTAGTTCTGCCATAGTTTCTAATCATATATTTGTTAGCAAGGTGAATAAGTTGGACTTACCCACCTTGGATTATTACTCTCATTCATCATCACGCGCGCACCTGCGAGAGACTATTTTATACAAGAAACAGCTTTTGGTTCTAACTTAACTCTTCCTTTATAACCACTGTATTCAATCAAGCAATCATGGCAAAACATTGTATTATTTCCTATTGCATGAGGCTGGACTTGTCCCAATTGGTTCTTTGCCAGATACTTCTCCAATTTGTCAATGTCTGAAACTATCTTCTGAGCCATTTCCCACGCCTTCTGTCTTGGCTCTGAGTCCAACGACAAACGATGAGCATCCATAGCCTTTTCAAAATCATCCACATCTAGCATTGCACGTCCATCCTTAATAATGATGTAAGAATTATCACAATCAAGGCTTCTTGTCTGAGACTTGAACTCTTGCATCATAGGCTCTAATCGCTCTGATATGGTTGTTCTAACAACCAACTTAACTACCACGTCCTGTGGGCAAAGCAAGTTATGTGTCACAATCTCAAACAAATCATCTGGATTGTTCATAAAAGCCATAATTTCCTTGTCAGAAAGGACACACCCCAACTGCTCTAGCAAGCCATCCAACATTTCATTGATAGCACCTACTTTCTTGCAAATTGCTTGTCTCTTCTTGTTAATGTACTCGGTATTTTCATACAATATCTTATCCATAATCTTAATTTTATAAACTTGAACTATTAACGATGTCTAGTGCAACCTTATCTAAATCGATTGCTTCCAACTCACTTTCCTCTTTCTTTGGTGGAATCGAACCGGCTTGCATAGCCTCTTTCTCTTCTTCCGTTAGTTGCAGCTTAGCTTCAACCTCTTCAACCAATTGTCTAAACTCTAAATTATCCATTTGCCTCGTTTATTATAGAACAACACATTTGCTTTAAATTTGTAAATATTTTGCGCTTCACGTCTATTGAAATTAGCCTCAACGTTTGCAGCCCTTCATGTCTCCTTTTTACTTTGCTTTTCCAATAACTTTTCAATTTCCTTGCAATGCAAGATTGTTGATAGTTGAATCACCGTGTCTCGTGATAAGTCTGCTGCAATATACTTGCTTGCATCCTTTAAATCTTGAAAGACAACCTTTAATCTACGACCATTATCAAATGGTCTTAAAATAACCTTTTTGTCTTTTTGAATCTCTGTTATATCCATTGTAATCTATTTTTTAATTGTTGACACTTTTTGTCAATTTCCATACACTTATTATGAATACATTTTCAGTAGTTTATGACCGTGTTACGTACACAATCATCAAGCTCTATTCCATCCTCATCTGTGCTTAAAAAGTCGGCACATGAAGAAATTTCTTTTAGTTTATTCTTCAATCTGGTATAATACTCTTTGTTTCTATAAACCTTATTTGCCTTTAACTCTCTTATGTATTCATCTATATCATCTTTACCCTGTCTGCTCATCAATCTTGCCACGTAAGCATTAAAGCCATCTTTGGGGTTTTTGATTTCTGCCATAAATTCTGTTTTCATTGTCTTGTGCTTTGAAATTGTAAAATATTCATCACTCCACATCTTTAATAACTTCTTAAAAAATGCTTTGTCCGATAGTGTCGAGGCTTTGACTTCCTCCACCCCGATTTGTTTAGCCAATCCACCATTAAGACGCAGTTCATATTTAAGGAGGTTGGCGTTACCAAACCCTGGGGGTATCTCCAAACCTTTGCTTTTTGCATCCTGCAACTTGTCATAGAATGCAAGGACTTGCCTTTGTCTTGCCCTTATTGTTTTGGCTATGCCTTGATAGTATAAAGTATCGACATTTCCTTGCACTCTTGCCTTTTTGGGCATATCGCCCAACTTTTCAAGATACACTCTTACAGGTTTTGCCATAATGAAGTTTGTTCCAAATTCCAGCTTTGACACATTGGCTTCACTCATTTCAAGATGTAAGCTGTCTGAAAGTTTCTCTATCGCCTCTTTTGTTGTGTGATAGCTTAGTGACCATATATTGCTCGGATAGAAGAACCTTGTCAAACTACCGCTTACCTCATAGCCGCCCATAAATTGGGTTACTTTCAATCCATTAAGAAATCCATAAGTGCTAACCTCACCTGTATATGATGTCTTTTCACCTACCTTGTCAAGGTATTGGCAAACATCGGGCATACCCCTACACTTAGGTAGGAACAATCTTACCTTGTCGTACATGCCACCTCCTATCCGATTGAAACAGAATCACGTCTCAACGCTTTAAGAATCTCATCAAAACCACCTAACATTAATTGTTGGCAATAGCTTCCTATCAGAACCTTACATCCATCAAGTACGAGAAACTCAATATAATCGGGTCTTTGCTGCTCTGCAGATGTTGGTGCTTCTTTGTCTTGGTGGACAATAAACAGAAAACCATCCTCCTTGTATGATGGAAAGAAAGGATTTGGCTTTGCCTTGCTAGAATAAGTTGGTGTAGATGGTGGAAAGCCAAAGGCAAAACCCGACAACTTGCCATTGATGAAATAATCTTTTAAACCACTCAAATTCAGACTTCCTTTAGCTTGCAAGTGCATTTGTGGACAATTGCTTGATTGTCCTTCACGCTTTGGCAACAAGTACATAGAAACCATGCCATTTCTACCCCTTAGCGTTTCCATAGGCGAATAATTACCCCATACGCTTGTAAGTACATACTTTGGCGATTTTCCGCTTTTAGAATCAAAATCTAAGCGACCATAAAAAACGATTGTTGGCTGTATCATAGCAATCCTCCTTTCTTGATGTTGTTTGCAATATGGCAGATTGAGCTGCACTTGTCTACTAGTGATTGAATGTCCTTTAAGGTATTCCACCAATCGGCGGCATAAGAACCACCATTATCTTTGATGGTGTCCGCCTGTTGGACACCACCTAGATTAAATCGACCATCCTTTGTAATCATCGCTGACCTCCTTCCTCTTTGATTTCCGCTACTTCATCACAGAAACAATCGTATTCATTCATAAACTCATTCATATTAAATGACCCTTGACGGTATTTTAAAGGATTGTCACCTGAAACGATTTCATTATACAGGCAATCAATCACCTCTTCCATATCAATCTTCATTTTGTCGGGCATGTCTTCAAGGAAAATTCCAAAGACACCAACAGCCACGATTACATCAAGAAACCAATCTCTATAATTGGCATCCTTGTTCTTAACCATGTTCCACCACTCGGCTTGAAACGTAAATCCACCATAATGACGGCAAACCATTTTTTTGAAGTTTTCTCGTTTTACCTTCATATTTAAACCTCCTTTGCTTCTTTCTCCTTAAGTTCCTCAACTTCATCACAATAACACCTGTAATCGCTTATAAACTCTTCCATTTCAAACACCATTAGCTTAGATGCAAAAGGATTGTTACCATCTGCAATATCCTCAAAGATAGCATCGATTACAGGTTTCATGTCCACTTTCATACTATTAGGCATGTCGGATAGAATATAACCAAGGATGCCGTAAGCCACGATTACATCATAAAACCATGCTTTGTAATCATCATCCTTATCCTTAATAATGTTCAACCACTCGGGCTTAAAAATAAAACCATCGCCACTTTCAAAAGCATTCTTCTTGCAATAGTCCACAAATTCGTTTCTTTTCATAATACTCATAAAAAAACCTCCATTACAATTTTAATGTTTTACACAATAACTAGCAGCTTGGGATTCCAATTCATATTTTGAAGCGATTCTGTTAGAACCCAACCACTCATCAATATCACTTTTCAAGAAGAAAGCTAGCTTACCACAAGGTTTGCTGTACGGAAAAGCATGCTCTCTCATCTTGGCGTAAACCTGTGCCTTGGACATTCCAATATAATTACACAGGTCTTCAACATTCAAGTAATTCTTTGCTTGAAGCAATGTGTATTTCTTAATTTGCTCCAGCTTATCAAGTACTTCCTTATCCATATTTCTCTTTATTTAAATTCAACATCAAACAATGAACGTTCTTGTTTCCGCTTGCAAAAGTACTACAAAATATGGAATTCTGAATAAACAAAAAAACTGCTTACTTGTAGCAGTTAAAGCCCACAAGTAAGCAATATATTAAATTTCAGTTAGGTTTAGATGTGTAAAATGAAAGACTTTTTTGCTTTTTAAATATAGATTTTGGCAGAAAATAACATTCTTTAAGTTTACAATTCTATTTTATGTACTTCTTCTGTAATAAATTCTTGTAGTTCTTTCCACCTTTTGTGTATCATACTATAAGTTCCATAGTATGCTTCAGCTTTATCTTTAATCGCCTCTAATATTTTGATACGTCTAGGCTGAAGCTCTTCACTACACACTTTATAATATGTGTTTCTAAAATCCGATTTCAAATCAAACACATCACTCCATATATCTCGGAATGTCAAAGATAATTTGTAATCATACTCAACAATCGACTTACCATTTATATCTTTTCCAACCCACAATCCTCCACCAATGCACATATTTGCAAAAATAGCCAACATTTGCTTTGATTCTTTCCATTTTAGATGTATATCACTAGAACATAGTGCATACTCTTCCACATCAACAGAGAAATAATCTTCACTTTTAATTTCCCTTTTAGCCTTTTCTACATCATTTCCATTATAAGTACATAAGGTTTTACCCTTGTAACGTATTTCAACATTAGAAAGTATGTCACCCTCTACCACGCCCACGCTCTTAGCTGCCAATAGCAACATAATGGTAGGAACAATCCTCTCTCTTCCGTAATAGTATTCAATTTTTTCATAAAATGTTTCATCGCCGAGGAGACAACCCTTCCCGACTTTACTTGCTTTTTCACCAATGCCAAAAAACTCTTTGTTTTCTTCTTCAGTCATAATAAATTATTTAATAAGTCCACTGCCGATTTTTTCTTGGAATCCACCACATCGGCATAAATTTGAGTTGTTCTAAGATTTTGGTGTCCTAGAAGTTTACTCGTTGTGTAGATGTCCGCTCCTTTGGTCAGCAATGATGTAGCAAACGTGTGCCTAGCGAGATGGAAGGACACTTTCTTTTCAACACCAGCAGCCTTACCCCATTGCTGAAGGATATAATTGATACTAAAATAGTTTGGCAAATCAAATACCAAATCAGAATCTTTAGCGTCTCCTCTTGTTGGCATCCACTTTAAAGCAGTATCAGACAATGGAATTGTTACACTATGCTTTGTCTTTACCATTTGCTTAACAATAAACAGACGGTCTTCTCTACTTTCAATATTACCCCACACCAAGGAACATACATCGCTTACACGTAGTCCACAAAAGCAAGCGAACAGAAAGGCACTCTTTACCATATCATTCTTGCAAGGTGTAGCCACTAACTTCAAGACCTCTTCTCTTTCTAGGAATCCTCTAGTTTCCTTTTCTGCCCTTATTGGCTTCTTATCCTCCTTGCTCAATTTGGTTGCAGGGTTTATGCTTAGATAATTGTCCCTTACAGCCTCATTCAAAGCAGTAACAAATGTATTATAATAAAGTTGTGCCGTACTCTTCGCCATAGGCTTCTCATGATGTTCACACCATTTGGGATTATCATTTCCTATAGTCTTTGCACTTGCAAGATACAAAAGAAACTTCTGACAAAAAGCCTTATCTACATCTAACAAGTATTTTTTGCCAGCTCCAAACTTCTCTATATGTAGAATCACATTGTTAATTGTAATAGCATTGCTTTTGCTTTGTCCTAGCTTTGCTTTCTTCTCAGCAAATGCCCTTAGCCAATCTACCAGCAAAAGTTTCTTGGACTTATTTACATTCACAATGCCCAATCGTCCACAATTCAAATCATCTTCCAGCTTCTGCCTTGCAGCTTCTGCAAGATTTCTTATCTCACGATTACGCTTTCTTATTTCAGCTCTTTTTTCAACGCTACCTTTCTCGGGGTCTATATACATTTTTAGAAATTTATAGGAATGCTTATGGTTGTTATCTTCATCTGGGTTATACATATCCAAATAAAGAGAACACCCACCATTAGACCTTTTCTTCTCACGTAGGATTACGTTTCTCTTATCACTTTTATTTCTTGCCATTATTAGTGTTATTTTTGTTACCGATGCAAAGATACAACAATTTATTGTATATCAGCACTTATGAATAGTTAAGTAACACTAAAAGTAACAATAAAAACACCAAAATAGTAATATAATATATAAATATCACTTTTTAAAAACGGCAAAAACACACATAAATAATTGATTTTCACTATACTTTATAGCATAAACCAAAAATCGTGCATATTAGTTGTTTAAGTTTGCGCGGAGTGTGGTTGTGAAATCACGCTCCGCTTTTTTATATTCCTGATTTACATAAACAAAAAACAGACCGACATGAACGCTTGTTCACATCGGCCTGTTTACTTTTTTACCTTTTTACTCTTTTACCTTTTTACTTTTTTACCCTTTTACCTTTAAAAGATTGATTGTCTGTGTCTTTCCCGTGATGCCTGTTACCACGGCGATTCCATTGTCACGAATCTCCACCTTCTCATATTTGGCATCAACAATCACTTTTCCTTTCAATGTCATAACACCCCAATGTTTGGGTATCTGTTCAAAGGCGCAATAGGCACCAACAGGTTGCGCTATACTGCAGTAGAGGGGTGGCACGACAACTTTACCATCTACCTTCACACCCCATTTCTTTCCTGCTTGATACAATTCCACATGTCCCGCCTCCGACTTCTCATGCAAAAGAAGCATCTCGTTTTCTTCCATTTCCTTCTTTTGCAACATCGCCTCATGATAGTATTTCTTGCCAAGGCGAGGCATCACAAAATTCAAATCTTCAGTTTCATTCTTTGGATGATTGCATCCTATATAAGTCTTCTTCAAATTTGAATCCACCAGGTAGTAGTCCTCTTTGCTGTCCATGACAACGATACGTTCACCATACAGGACTGCACATAACCAATACACATGTTCGTAATCATTACGCAGGAAACATACATTCCTGCTCTCTTCATTGCTCATGCGCATCTTCCCTTCATCACCCTCACAGTAGTACCATACCTGACAACCGGGAGCAGAAGGTCTGAATCTGAATATCATATAGTACCCATAATTCAGAAAATCATATTGTGAAGGATGATAAGGCAGAGAAAAATCTTCTTGGGTTCGAGACATGAAAATGTCGTTATATTCAATAAACTCCCATCCTTTTATGTTGACAACATGGGGAGTTTCTGCTACGTTAGTGCCATCGTCGATGACAGCTTTTGCCAACAGGTCATAATAGCATTTCGCCTTTCTGCGAGGTCGGTAGAACAGGATGTTGCCATCCAACAGCTTCATGTCATAGTAATCGCCTGGCTCCAAGACCTGTTCTCCTTGTCGGTTCACTACCGTCATCTTTCCATCAGACAGCTTGATGATGGCAAACTCCCCTTTGCTATCTACAAACTCACGATACTGTATCGTTTGGAGCAATTCTTCATGGCTCATCACCATCATCATTTCCGAGTCTGGATGAATCTGAATATCGTCTTGCTTCTCGTTCATCAGGAAAAACTCTCTATCCTTCTGAGTCTCCTTTCTCTTGCCAACTTTCAGCTTTCCCTCGAACATCGCATTCCAGTTCCATACTTGTGAAGGCAACCCGAACACCCGATATAGTCCCACATTATCTATAATCACGCAGTTCTTCTTTCCCTTGGCTACTCGCAATCCACGTCCCACCATCTGCAGATACTTGGCAAGCGACAATGTAGGTCGAGCCAACTGTACAAACTCCACATCCGGGCAGTCAAATCCCTCCGAGAATATATCCACATTCACCAACACTTGTATAGGATCAAGCCCATCAGCAGCCCGCAAACAAGTAGCAGTAAGTCCCTCACCCAGCCCATCAGCAGCCCGCAAGTAAGTAGCACCCAGGCGGTCCCATCCCGCACAATCTGGCGAGACCTTTGATGGTCCGCCAACCTTAGAGCGTAGCGGTTCCGAGCGACGAGGAGGAGCGGTTACATCCCCTGTCCCCTGAGGGGAAAGGGGCTTGGGGAAAGCGGTGGAGCCTCCCTTAAGGGTAAGGGAGGACGGGTGGGTTTTCGAAAAATCTCCTTCTTTAATGGTAAAGAGGGACGGGGTGATTTTAGAAGAATTGACAGGGTGATTCGAAAGATTCCCCTCTTTGGAAAGAGGAACGGGGTGATTCGAAAGATTCCCCTCTTTGGAAAGAGGAACGGGGTGATTCGAAAAAGAAGTATTAGAAGCTTTGAATCTTTCTATAAGTTCTTTTCGTAAAGAACTTGGCGTTTTACTATCAATGGCAACAGCCGCTATGCCGTGTTCTCTGTAGAACTCGGCAATAGCATTAGCATGAGAAATATTGATAGCATACACGATGCCCTTTCTGTCTTTACCATATTCTTCCAAGCTCCGATAGAGCCTTTCGATACTCGGTTTCTTATTCAGCAACATATCCATTTCCTTGTTCTGGTAGTCACCATCTGCCCCTCGCTTCTGCAAGGAGTCGATGAGCCGTTGCGTCACACTATCCGATTTGATGCTCACAAAATCGTATGTTGCCAATCTTCCCTTGCTGATAAACTCAGGAACACTCCACGACTGCACCAAGACATCAAACAGATCAGTAAATCCCTTACCATTCAATCGGCAAGGAGTAGCCGTCAGTCCCAGGAACTTAGCATTCGGGAATCTCTCCCACATCTCCTTATAGGTCTTGGCAAGCGCATGGTGCGCCTCGTCAATCACAATCATCCCCGGTTCTTCCTCTATCTCGTCATAGTGTTTCGACAACCATTGTATCGACACAGCCTTGATAGGAACCTTGAATGCGCTAGCCGACAAACAATCTGGCGAAACCTTTGATGCTCCACTCATCCCCAAGCGGTCCCCAAGTCCCTCAGTAGGCCGCAAGCAAGTAGCAGCAAGCCCATCAGCAGGCCGCAAGCAAGTAGCATCCAGGCGGTCCCATCCCGCACAATCTGGCGAGACCTTTGATGGTCCGCCATCCTTAGAGCGAAGCGGTTCCGAGCACCGAGTAGGGCGGTTACATCCCCGCTTCCTGAGGAAGAGGGGCTTGGGGAGAAAGTGGAGCCCTCTTTGGAAAGAGGGACGGGGTGATTCGAAAAAAACTCTTTGAATAGTTTCTCGAATCTGAGAAACCAGCTCCCTTCTATGGGCAACAATCCAAACATTACAATTGGAATGTTCCCTCAAAAACGATTCTACGACCGAAGCGAGTAGAACCGTTTTTCCCGTACCCGTTGGCATTTGTGCCATCACGGACCGATGAAGGCGCAACGCCTTCTCAATCCGTTCCTTCATATCCTCTTGGTAATCAAAAAGCTTAATATTCTTCATATAAAAGCATATAATGAATATAGCGTCCCTGCTATATTCCAAGCAGTGACACCTATCAGTATGTTAAAAAGTAAGATGGTATCTTTTTTAAAATTCAAAAAAAAAGAAAAGTCAAAAAGACGGGCAGAGCTTCATCAAAAGCCCTGCCAATCTTAAAGTATATAATTAAAAATCTAAATTCTTAGCCTTTTGTGTTTTCCAGATATTAGGCAATTGAAGTCAATTTCTTCAAATCATAGTACATCAAACGAGTGTGCAAAGTCTTTGCTACGTCATAGCCAAGATTTTCCGCTTCTTGCTGTTCCGTAGAAAACAAAAACAGGAACTCATTCTTTTGGTAAAAGCCAAGAGGTGCTTCATTATTGTAAGCATCAACAATCAAAAAGCGGCAACCTGTTTTGTTTTCCTCATCTATAAACCATGATTTTATAAAATCAAGAAGTTCCGTACCGATACCATGATTGCGAAACCCTGCATTAATTCCCAAACGTCCAATCAATACACCAGGGTATCTACGCATACGTTTCTCTCTTGGAATGTCTTGCGACAACTTACGTCCCCGATTATTGGGAATGACATCCACTCGAATACTATCATTTGATAGTGTAAACATACAAACGATTGTCTTAGGATCCTCATCCAAAATAAAACAATAAGTCTTTCCTAACAACTCTTTCTTGTAACGCATAGCGTCATTCTGAAAGAAGTCGTCAAGGTCAGCATCTCCACAGGTAAAAGGGTGACAAGATGACAATATCTTATCATCCAATTTCACAAGTTTGCATTTTTCCAATAAGAACCCCAT